TGATGGCGAAAAAATTAACGCGGCGTGATACGCAAGTTAAGCGGGCTGGCCCTGGTAGGCCCAAAGGCTCGCCGAATAAATCGACAGCGATGCTCAAGGACGCGATCCTAATGGCCGTCGAATGTGCAGGCGATGAGCTTAGGCCGGGATCGGGGCTAGTCGGATACTTGCAACACCAAGCTACTGAGAATCCCGTTGCTATGCTTAACCTGATCGGCAAAGTCTTACCAATGCAAGTTGTCGCAAGCATCAAGACAACCGCCGTCGTGAGCGACAAAGTATTGACGCCTGACGAATGGGCAGCGCAATGGGCGACGCATATGGCGGACGATGAAAGCGTAGTCGAGCATGTCAACTAGCCCGATCGCATGGGCACCAATGAGTAAGCAGCAGGCCGCATTCTTATCGTGTCCAGCTGACGAAGTCTTCTTCGGGGGCAGTAGAGGAGGAGGTAAAACGGATGCGGCCCTTGGCTGTTTTGGACTCAAGGCTAGCCAGCACGGTAAAGCCGTCGGGATATTCTTTCGCTCAAGCCGTGAAGACTTGCGTGAAGCTATAGCCCGAAGCGCGGACATATACGGCCCATTAGGCGCAAAGTACGCTGATCGACAATGGATATTCCCCAGCGGCGCAAGGTTACGATTCGAGTATCTCGAAAACGTAAAGGATGCGCGTAACTATCAAGGGCATTCGTATACGGACTTATTCTTCGAAGAACTGACGAACTGGGCGAGTCCAGAGCCAATCAACCTATTACGCGCTACGTTGCGCTCCGCGACTGGTATCCCCGTGCAATTCCACGCTACGGGCAACCCCGGCGGCCCCGGACATCAGTGGGTTAAAGCGCGATATATCGATCCAGCGCCAGAAGGCAACAAAATCATATGGGAAGATTATCTAAACCCATTCAGCAAGGAACGCGTGCGTACATCTCGCGTATTCATTCCTGCCAAACTATCCGACAATCCAGTATTGATGTCAGATCCAACATACGTCGCCCGACTGTATCAATCCGGTAGCGCTGAATTAGTCCGTGCATGGTTGCATGGCGATTGGACGATAGTCGATGGCGCATTCTTCGATTGCTGGAACCCTGATGAACATATTTTGCACCCATTCAAAGTGCCCGATGATTGGATGCGATTCAGATCTTGCGATTGGGGTTCTGCGAAACCTTTCAGTGTCGGATGGTGGGCAGTGTGTCCGGACTTGTATACCACCCCTGACGGCTCTGTGGTGCCCCGTGGTGCCGTTATTAGGTATCGGGAGTGGTATGGCGCTGCAAAGGACACTAGCGGCGCTACAAGGCCGGATACTGGCTTGAAGCTAACAGCGGAGGAAGTCGCGGAAGGCATCAAGGAGCGCGATGGTGGCGATACGATACGATATAGCGTTATCGATCCTGCCGCATTCAGTCAGGATGGGGGGCCATCTATCGTCGAGCGCATGCGTATTAATTGGCGTAGGGCGGACAATAAGCGGGTTGGGCGACGTGGTGCGATGGGTGGTTGGGATCAGATGCGAGCACGGATGATGGGCGAGGACTTAGGCGAGCCATATGGCCGTCGTCCGATGATGTACGTCTTTTCGACTTGCACTGACTTTATTCGCACAGTACCGGCATTACAGCACGATAAGTCTAGGCCCGAGGATTTGGATACGACGGCTGAAGATCATGCCGCTGATGAGGCTCGCTATGGGCTAATGAGTCGGCCATATGTGCCACATGCTAAACTCACGAAAGAGAATCCTATTATCGAGATTGACGGGCTTTCCACGATGACAATGAATGATCTAGTCAAATCCAATACCAGACGGCGCAAAGCAGAGCAATATCACTAATGTTTAGCAGTCAAATGCTCCAAGCGTTGCTCAATGAAAGAGAAAACGATCACCCTCCAGGCAGTGCATCAGCGCTTGGGCCGACAATGCCCATGCGGGTGGGGGCAGCACTGAATCCTATGCTTGAGCGAGTGCAAGATATATTCCCGAAAGACAATCCGTACGGCTCATTTATCGAGCGCCTGATTGTCGGTGATTCGCCTGATCGCACACGCAATATGAAGGAAGGTATTCCGCATCAGTACACGGGCGCGGGGCCAAACGATCCAATTATCAGGCCACAAATTGTGGATCTAGCAGCCGCATTGCCGATTGGCTCAGCGTTCAAGTTAGCAAAATTAGCAGCTCCATTAGCAGTACCTACGGCGATGGTTACAGGCGCAGCGGCTCTGAATCGCTTGAAAGCCCCTGGCTACGACGCAACATCGACGGATGATATAGCATCAGCCTTGCTCGGCCAAAGGCTGCAAGATACAGGTAGGCTCGATAATCTAATGGTTAATAAGGCCGATCCATCTAACGCGCTACCGGAAGAATTGGCGGAGTTAACTGGCGGAGACAGTCGAACCGCTATTTCGTTTGATGAGCCAGATCAGATGGGTTTTAGATCTGTGGTGTCTGATGTGGTTGATTTAGAGTCATTCCCGAATAGCGGAACGGCAGAACAAATGGAGGCTGCGTTAGGGCAGAAGGGTGGGCTGTCGAATCAACTACGCGGCCAAATAGGTAATCTCAGAATTGACAAAGAAGAATTAAAGTTCTTAGGGATCACGGATTTATTGGACGAAGCAAAGCGCACCGGCCAGCCTGTCACTCGGCAGCAGTTACAAAACTCTATCCACTTTAATCGCGACAAGCTCAACTTAACCGAAGACGAGTTATTAGATATTGATCCCGATCATCCCGATGATCCCATCAACATAGATTCCGAAGTAATACCTTTCGAGGATGCAGAGGGCCAGGATTATATTAGCTCGCGCATCGACGACTGGTTAGTGGAACAACCAGAAGACGCAGCTCGGTTAGCTAAAAACCCTGACGCAGAAGACGAGATCCGTCAAGAAATCTACAATCTGCTTGAAGACAACTATAACCAAGGACCCACAGAGCGCATTCGATTACGAGATTCAGATATCTACGCCATGGGCAGCGATGACATGGGCTGGGCGATCCGCAAAGGTGGCAATAATTGGGATGACAGTGAAATACTTACGTCCTCAGGCAGTTTTGTAGATAGTTACAATGCTCGCGGTGCGGCAGCACGGCAAGTGCCAATGAACATAAACTCCGAAAGTGAAGCGCGATTACAGCTTGAAGAGTTGGGGCGAGAACTAGAATTGATCACCAGCCCAGGCGACGGCGCTACACAATTTCGAGATTATGTCGCAGAAGATTACTCTCTGGGCAATATCGGTGACGTTACCAATTACCGAGAATTCGTCGTGCGGCTGCCAGAAGAAGCGGGCGGCGATATCGGTAGCCATTTCGGTGATGATGTTGCTTATCACATGAGAGTCTCTGACAGGGACTTGTATAACGAGAACTATATTACGGATGGGGGTAAGTTAACCGAAAAAGCCCTATATGTTGACGAGATACAAAGCGATTACGCCCAAGCAGGGGCAGGACGTAAATTGCAGTTAAAGCCAGAGGAAGAGGCTATTTTGAGCAATGTGGATATGGACAAAAAGGAACTCAAATTAGCTCTCAGTAATTTTGTCACAAACGAAGCAAAGCAAGCTCGTCATAATTTGTTAGTCTTACTGGGTAACATACAAGATCGTAATAAATTGTTAGTCCAACAGGGTAAAATTGGGCCGCATTTTGAAGACATAGAGTCGGCACCCGTTAGGAAATTACAGTCGAAATTAATGGGCCGACAAGGTTCTTGGGTAAAAGAACAGCCTTTAGTTGCAGGAAAAGAAAAATGGGTACAGCACGCCATTAAAAACTTGATCACTCGCATGGTAAATGAAGATAAAGACAGGCTAATTTTCACTAGCGGCAAGAATCAGGCGGAGCATTGGAAAGAGGAAGGATTAGAGTATTTTTATGATACGAAAGTACGCAAAGAGATTGCTGACGTATTAAAAGGCATCGATAAGGATGCGATAGAAATGATAGATGGAGATACAGTTTCTACTCGTATTGGCTCCGAAGGGGAGACGCAGAGGGTTGGGACTATATCAAGGTCGCTCGTAGGCGATTGGGAACAAGAAACGCTACAGCATGTCTCTATCAAAAATACCCAAAAAATTAAGGATTTTATCAAAGGCGTCGGCGACAAGCCCAAAGGATTTGGAGCCTATAGCGCAGCGCCAGTAGCTGTTGGGGCTGGTAGTTTACTGAATGCCGATAATGACGATGAAAAGATGCGGCGAGCGTTATTGAGAAACTAATGCCAAGCACTAGCAAACGACAACGTAAATTCATGGCAGCGGCTGCTAACAACAAAGATTTCGCTAAAAAGGCAGGCATATCGCAGTCCGTCGCTCAAGACTTTCATGGCGCAGATAAGCGGAAAAAGAAAAGCGCGGCAAAGCCGAGTATGATCAACGCATTAACTTCGGAGCCTAAAGGCTATGCCTGACAACGATTATACTAACGATGGCTCGATGGAAGTCCCTGCCGATGCGGGCAAAGGGCCACCTGGGGTTGTTAACCGCTGGGTGACTGAGCTGGACTTGGCTGACAAGCAGGAAGCCGATTGGCGCAAGCGAGCGCGAGATGTCGAGGCCCGCTATCGCGATGAGAATACAGACTCCACGCAGCCTGGAAGATATAACAGCTCAAATCGATTCAACATTCTGTACTCGAACGTGCAGACGATTTGCCCGACGCTGTATAACCAAAGCCCGTCACCTGATGTCCGCCGCCGGTATCGGGACGCTGATCCCATCGGAAAAGAAGTCTCCGAAGTATTAGAGCGCTGCCTGTCGTTTACGATGGACGAGTGCGATTTCGACAGGTACATGCGATTAGCGGTTAAAGATCAACAGCTATGCGGTCGCGGCGTCACCCGAGTCCGCTATAACCCCGCATTTTCTGATGAAACCGACGAAATGAGCGGTGACAGCTACGAATCTTTGCAAGGCGAGGAAGTTAAGTTTGAGCATGTCGGCTGGCCGGATTTCCGGCACGGCCCTGGGAAAACTTGGGAAGAAGTGCAGTGGATAGCGTTTCGTCATTTGATGACACGCGACGAATTGAAGTCAAAATTCGGCGACAAGATGGGCGAAGAAGTCACGCTCGATTATTCGCCGATGGGCCTGGACGACAAGGACGGTGCGCCAGCGACGGATACGTTTAAGCGAGCAACCGTTTGGGAGGTGTGGTGCAACCGTCAAAAGGAAGTAATTTACATCTCGAAGTCGTTAAAAGAGCGCCCGCTGAAGACGGAGCCAGATCCATTAAAACTCAGAAACTTCTTCCCCACGCCTCGCCCGCTCTACGCGATGGAAAGCACTGACAGCTTGGTGCCGGTTGAGCCGTTTCGGTTTTATCGTGATCAAGCAGACGAGCTAGACAAAATTACGCTTAGAATTTCAGGCATTATCGCCGCGTGTAAGGTGCGTGGTATTTACGACAGCACCATCACTGAGATGCAGAACATTATGGATGCATCTGAGAACATGATGATCCCAGCGCAGGACGTTTTGCCGCTGATGCAATCCGGTGGACTGGCAAATGCCATCTGGATGTGGCCGATTGAGAAGATCGCAGGCATCCTCGGGCAGCTCTACCAGCAGCGTGAACAAATCAAGACAACTATTTACGAAATCACCGGCATTGCAGACATTATGCGCGGCAGCAGTGCGGCAATGGAAACATTGGGCGCACAGCAGCTCAAGGTGCAGTTCGGCACGATGCGCCTCGATGATTCACGCCGGGATATACAGCGGTATGCTCGGGATTTAATTCGTATTGCTGCTGAAATTATTAGCGAGCAATTCACGCCGGAGTCTTTGCAGATGATGACGGACATTAAATTGCCGTCGATGCAAGAAAAGCAGCAAGTTCAGATGATGTTGCAAAGTCAACAAATGGCGATGCAGGCTCCGCCAATGGGGCCACCCGGACAGCCTGGACAACCTCCCCAGCAGCCACAGCCGCCACAACAGCCACCAGAGATACCCCCGGAAATTATGGAGATCCTGGAAAAACCAACGTGGGAGGAGTGCATACAATTATTGCGTGACGATAAGCAGCGCAGTTTCCGCGTCGATATTGAGACAGATTCAACGATTTCCGGTGATTACGCCGCAGATCAGCAGGCTATTACCCAACTGTTGCAAGGTGTCTCCGCATTTATTGCTGACGCTGGGCCAGCGGTAGAGGCAGGATATTTACCAATTGAAGCTGCGAAGTCGATGATTATGGCCGCTGTGCGTCGATTCAAGCTCGGTCGCGAGGTCGAGGACGCGCTAGACATGATTGGCGAGAACGATCCAACGCAGGCCCAAGGCGAAGAAGGCGGGACTGGCGTCGAGCAAGCATTGCAGATGAAGTTGCAGATTGAGCAGCAGGAAGCCCAGATCAAACAGCAAGAAGTTCAGCAGAAAATGCAGATTGATCAAGCAAAGATGACGTTAGAGTCTCAGATCAAGCAAGCAGATCTAGCAATGCAAGAAAAAGAATTGGTATTGCGCGAGCGCGAGATAGCGATCAAGGAATTCGAGGCGCAGAAGCCAGAGCCTGATGTGGCGAACAAGATACAAGCAGATATGTTGATGGCTCGCGAAAAGATGCAGTTTGAGGCGATGGAGGCGGATAAACAGCGGCAGGTGGAGCTGGCTAAGACGATCATGGCGGAGTTCGGTGGTGGCGATGAGACACTAACAGATCCAGAGCAGGCACTTAATCGCGCTGCTGAAATCATGGATCGCATCAAGTCTGTGGTGTCGGCGACTAATTTACCGTTGGCAGAAACAACAATGCTGGTGGCTGGCGAGCCAGAAATGACTGAAACTACGGTTGTGATTGATGATCAAGGCAATATGTTGCAATAATACGACTATGAGCGCATATAAAGACAATTACGACAAGATTTCCTGGGATAGAACTGGCTACGTACAGTCTGCATCCAGATCAGCAAATCGTGCGTCTGGGCCGTATGTCCAGGGTGATTATGCGGCATATGAATGTCCCATTACCGGCGACATAATCGACGGAAAGCGCGAACACGCAAAGAATTTAGAGAAGCATGGGTGTCGAGTTCACGAAAAGGGTGAATTTGAAGATGTTAAAAAGTACGGGCGGCAACGGCATGAGGAAGCGATAGATCGAGCCGTTGATCAGGCCGTACAACAAATGGCACATGAAATTGATTGGTAACCAACAACAGGGTGAAAATATGGCTGATGATGATGCAGTAATTGGTGCAGAGGCTCCGGTAGAGGAATCTATTGGGGATTTTATTGGCGAGCAGTTCGACGCCGCCGAAGCATCCGATATTGAGTCAGCGCCTGTTGAAGCAGAAATTAGGGATCGTGCGGAGGAATCCGTACCCCAAGAAGCCGTCGAAGTATCGGCGGAAACCGTAACCGACGAGGGGAACGCTGAGCCTGAATCTCAGATCACTACAGCGCCCCAGTCGATGTCGGTGAAAGATCGTGAAGCATATTACGCTTTAACGCCTGAACAACAGAAATGGGTTTCAGATCGCGATAGAGAGCAACAGGCTGATTACACGAAAAAGACAATGGAAGTTGCAGAGCAGAGGAAATATTACGAAGACATCGAAAAGGTAACTGGCCCTCGCCGGGAACAATTTGCGATGAGCGGAATGAATGTAGCCCAGGGCATCGACCAGCTACTTTCATTATCCGATTTCGCGCAAAGAGATCCGATAGGGTTCACAAGTCATCTTCTCGAAAGTCGCGGATTATCCTTGGCTGATGTAGCTAACCAACAAGCTGGGGGACAAGCCCCTAGCGATCCTCAAATTGTTGATTTGCAGCAACGTTTGGCGGCTCAAGAAAATCATATTGCACAACAGAACGAACAACAGTTACACCAGCAAGGCCAAGTTGTAAGCGGCGTCATAAACGATTTTGCGGCAGCGCATCCGTTTTATGAGGATCTCCATGATGACATGGTTCCTATTGTCGTTTCATTGAAAGAAAGTAAACCCGGATTAAGCTCGGATCAATATTTAGACTTAGCATACAAGATGGCCGCAGCGGCCAATGATAATGTTTCGTCGAAGATGGATATTGATCGCCAAGCGAAAGCGAACGTAGATCGAGTCGCCAAGGCAAAACAAACTGCCGCAAACGCTCGACGCGCTGGGGGAACTAACATTCAATCGACTGGCACATTGCCGCCGAGTGTTGCTCATTCAAATAATGTAGATGATTTTA